TCTCCCAAGAAGTACCATTATATCTTTTAATAGTATTAACAAACACCCATTGACTTGGTGAGGCGGCAGGGTCATATCTTTTTAATGTAGTTAATGTAGAAGAACTAGATGAGCCTGTGAATCTCTTTCCCACTGGGTTTACATATAAGGTAAAGCTTTTTGTTATAGCCCCGCCAGCATTCGATGCCCTAATTGTTTTTATAAAAGTTCCTTGTTGCGTTGGGGTCCCAGAAACCGCTCCAGTAGTTTTATTTAAATAAACTCCTGGCAAAAATAAGTAAAGATTTGTTGGTGATTCTGCTACTGTGTCTATTGAATAAGTTGGCGAGTTTGTTGCAGAGACTGCATCAGAATATGAAACATTTAATCTAAGCTGATCTGCAAGAGTTTGGTCTGACCAGGCAGGTGCTGGGTCTGCAACATTTATTAACAACCATCCAGTGTAAATTGTGTTGTCTTTTACTGCCCTTACATAAAAAGCATAGTTGCCAACTGTTGTTGGTGTTCCAGAAATCCCACCACTACCATTATGCGTTATTCCTGGTGGCAATCCCAGGGTATATCCTGTTGGAGTTGTAAGTCCATCTGGATGTGGGGTGCTGCTAAGAACTGTATATGTAGGGCTGTTTCCTGCAGAAACTGAATCAGAATAGGCTACGCCCTTAGTCGCAGAAGAAGATATTGTGTTATCTGTCCATGATGTAAATTCAGAATATCCAGTTGTAAAAACTATTATTTGTCGACCGAGCAGACCGCCGTTTGGACCATACTTGGCTACATACATTCCATAGGTGGTGTTTTCTGATAAACCTCCAATCCCGTCATTTATATTTACTGGGCTGGTGTTAGCTCTAAAACTTCCACTTCTGTAATATCCTGGGCCACTAATTTCCCAAGTGTGTGTGTTTGTAGAGCTGTTATTAATAAACGTTGCAATAAATGCTATAAAGTTATTTGCTACAACCACAGAGCTAAAATAAGCTGTGTTTCCAACCGTTTCCGAAACATAATAAGAACCTTGTGTTGGCATAAGTTATCTCCTACCAGAGCCAGATATCGCCAGCTACTGCTCCTGAAGGAGTAGACTCTTGAACAAAGATTTTACCTTTGCTGGCAGTTGATCCTATTGTTACATTTGTATAGGAGCCATTAAGATTTGCTGTAATAGTCCCAGCTGCAAAGTTTCCACTACCGTCTCGTTGCACTACAGTGTTTGGAGTGTTTGCAGATGTCCCCTCTTCTCCGCCAAAATAATCTAGGGTATTCCAGGCAGTAGTTCCATCACCAATTTTTAGTTTTCCAGTATCTGTTTCAAATCCTGGCTCTCCCTTTAGCAGTACTGGATTTACGCTCCCCCAGTTTGCAGATGTATCTTTTCTGAGCTGAATGCTAAATGCCACTTGCATTACCTCCATCAATTTCTGCTTTAAGAGTTGATGTTCCTTCAAATACTTTTAGGACACTGTTTAAAGTTTTATTTCCAGCAACCTGAACTAGGACCCCTACATAGCTATCGGTGGTAGGGGGATTTAGAAATGTGTATGTTTGAGAGTTAGAGCTTCCAGAATACGTGTAGTCTCCAAAAGTAGCTGCTTCAAGAGATACTCCAGTTCCGTATTTAACAAAGATATCATAAGACCCTCTTTTTGGAGAGTCAAACCAGCTTACCGTAATATCTTTAATCGTGACGCTAACTGCCCCAGAGCTATTTGGATTTATGGTTGGTCCTGGTACCTTTAAAAATTGTGACCAGTGTGACACTCTGTTTTTATCTTCAGATACTACTCTGTATCTAACAATGTATTGATTTTCAGAATCTACTACTGGGATATCAGATACTGGGATCTTAGCTTTTTTAAGATTCTCCACCAGCTACCCCCAAGTCTAGGCCAAGAGCAAATCTAAACTCAACAAAATTTGAGGTGTTTGCTGCTTTGACTATAGTTTTTGCGTCTTGAGTTCTTACCTTTGAGTATCCAGTTAAAGCATAAAGTGGGTCTACGGTTGATATGTTTTCAAGTCTTATAGCATCCAAGAATATAAAGTGATCTGCAGATGGCAATCCATCAATTAAAACGCAGCCAAATATTTTTACAACGTCAACGCCACTCCAAGTAAATGATGGAGTTTTGTATAATGACTGAAGCTCTTTTGAAACAACAAAATAACGGTTGTCAGCAAAAGCTCTTTCTTCTGGAGCTACTCCTGCCACAAAGTTAGTGTCATCAATGTCCACTTCTAGCCTAGCAAACTGACTTGCAGTAGGGTCATCACTTGAAGCAAACTCTAAAATAATTTTAGCATTTTGGGGGGATCCAGACAAAGCATTTTTACTAACAAGAGAAAATGCAAATCTAATTTCATCTGTTGGAGCATTTTTGCTAAAGTCTAAAGACACTCCAGTTAGATGTATATGGTTTGAACCGCTCTCAATTACAATGTGGCTATCTTTAACCTTACCGCCAGATACATAAGATGAGGTAGACGTATTTGCAATTTTAAAAGTTGTTGAAGTTTTTTCTGTAATGGTTCCACCAGTCACATTATAAGCAGTCGGGCTAATCCCTGAAATGTCTACAGTTTGTCCAACAACAAAGGAGTGTCCAGCTTCTATAGTGTAAGTTGCTAAAGTTCCATTTCCAGAAACTCCTGTTACTGTTGCTGTTTTAATTTTTAAATTAGAGTCATTTCCAGCAATTGCAATAGTTTCATTTAAAAATCTTGTAGATTCATATCTAGAAATTCTAGCTGGGTTTGCAAAAATTCTATTATCTGGAGTTGTTCTAAAAACAGGGCTTCCAGTATACTCAATATTTCCTAAATTTGATACTGGATCGAGTGGTCCATAGTTAAAGGCCACTGGAATTTGAACAGCCTCAGCAGCTGTGTGATGCTCCCATTGCTCGTTTGCCCCAAACGAATATAAAATCCTACTGTCATTTCCTACAGAAGACGGGTTAGAGCCAGCAGAATAAATTCCAATTTCACTAATTTCGTGCCTGTTTTCTGATGGCAACTCTGCAGTAAAAACTATTCTTTCTGTATTATTTTCAGAAACATAGCCTCGTGAAACAATCGGAACACGAAACATCTCAAAATCTAAAGATTGTTTTAAGGAGTAATCCTCTAAAGAGTCTTCGGAAGCTAGCGGCTGGGGCCCGCAACCTATTGCAATATATGAGGCATATGCAGGTGCTTGGCCAATTAAATACTTAGCAACAATATTTTTGCCTTTTGACGTTATCATGAATCTCCTCCATACATTGTATCATTAAAAATAGTTTCATCTAATATGTTTCCACCAGCAAAAAGCTGCACCTCAATCTGCTCTCCGCTTGGAACATTTACAAAATTAATTACAAGATTTCCGTCAGCGTCTACTTCAGACAGCTTAGTGCCCAAAGCCTGGTTTGGCAAATAACTCTCTAAAGAAATTGGAAAGTTGCTAAAAAATGAGGCAGATGTTTCAGAAAGGCTAACTATGTTTTTTGGATTATACTTTAGTGCCAAAGACTTAAGGTTTTTAATTGGCTGCACACTAACATTTTGGCCATTAAGAATGTCATTTCTAGAAATGCTTATTAACTCTTGTCCCCCAATATTTTCAAAAAGAATATCATTTATTGCTTGAATTTCTAGGTCATCTACGGTATAAAGCATTACGTCTGGTGTTGCAATCTTAACTGGATCTGGCCTTTTTACATTATTATTGGCTGGAATATTTGGAACAGGCATTGTTGTATAGTTTGCACCACTAGTATTATCTGACATTACACTACCTCACTTAAAAATGCTGTAAGCTCTGGACCATTTCCAGAATTAGAATATTCAATATTATAGACAACAAATCTTGAATCTGAAGAAACTGCTAAGTCAACTTCGTCAGCATCTTGATAATCTACTTTTACGATATCTCCAAGCTGTAGATTTAGTGCCCCAAACAACTTAACTCCAAGTGATTTTTTAGGCTTCATAACTTTTTCTACCATCCAGGACATTAGGCTATTTGCATCGTCCTGAGTTTGAACATAAACTGGGTTAATTGCAAACTCTTTTCTTCCATATGTTGTACGACTGTTTTTAATATCTTGATATATCTCTTTTGCTTTTTGTGGATAAGAAACTAGATTACCATCAACAATTGCTGGGTTAGAAAAATCGCTCTTTTTGCTAAAGTATTCGTCTACCGTTAGCTGCTTTTCTGACTCTTGTGTAAATGTAATTCCAAGAATTCTTAAATATTCTGAACTGGAAGAGTCTATACTTAGAATACTGTTAGTCGCATTAAAAATCAAAAACTCAGCTCCGTATGCCCCCGCACTAAATCCTGAGATAGTATATCCTCTAGAATTGCTAAATGTTTTTGCTATTGTAGCGTATAGGGCTGGGTATCTATCATATCTTATTTTTAGATATGCAGCTTCTCTAAGTATGGTACCAAACTCTTCAAAATACATATTAAATTTACCTGGCTCATTCGGGCTTAATCCTGAAAGATAAGTTGACTGTACCATTCCGCTTATAGCATACTTCTTTAAAGACTCGCTGGCATCGATTTGTGAATCACCAAAGGAGTAGCTAACTGGGGTATTTAAAGCAAATCCAGTATTTTGAGAGTAGTTATTTGCAATAGCATATACGTTTTCAAACATGCATTTAGATGATCCTCTTACAAAAAGAGCCATGTTATTGTAAACTGGTAGAGGCTCTGAGTCTATTGGTGAAGCAATTAAATTATCATTTATATACAAGAAAAATTTTCTAGAGGCACCGATGTCCTGATACTCAACCGCAATATCGTATGCGGTTGAAAACTCTGATGATGAAACGTTTTTTTGTGTTATAAAAAGTCCGCTATCAACATTAATTTTAGAAAGTCCGCTCCAAATTTTAATTGGGACAGCTTTGTCATCCCTAGATATTGACCAAGGCCTCGTGTTTCCGACTTCAGAAGACCCTGCAGCTGTAACAACATAATATCCATTTTGAGTTGACTCAGTCTGTGCTTGTAAAAGAATTCTATCCCCCACAGACACCTCTTGACCCCCAATAGACAATCTACCGTTAGATGTAGAAGAAATAGAAACTCCGTTGTAGTTTCCTGCCAAGTTATCTGTTTTTAAAAAATCATAAGATGTATTTGATTTTACTTTATAGAATACAATATTAAATAAATCTGACTCTGCAGAAGAAGGCCCGATATTGTTTTCTGAAAGAGCTATAAGCTCAAAGTAGTATCCAACATTTGTTTCTGGGTTTACCATGACCGCAATTCCACCGCTACTACCACTTACGCTAATGTTTTCGTTTGGAGATTCTTTATTAGCTCCCCAAAAATAGGGGTTGCTTCCAGTGCCCGACTGTGAAATAGTTTCGCTATTTTCTATTTTTCCAATGATTCTCATTCTTGTTCCAAAATGTTTAAAGCTTTTATCTAATGGCTTATAGACATAGGAAACAAAATCATTTGGTTTTTCGACTGTTGTAAAAGATGGTCCAGTAAGTGATAAAGCGGAGGCTTGAGAGTTTTCTTTAGAATCTGAATACCTGTTTGGATTATTAGATTCTTCAAAAAAGGTAGTAGCAAAAAAGTTTTTAACTACACTAGAAACTAATGTTTTTTGAGCCAAAGAATTGTTTACTCCTGCAGCCGCTGTGTCTGTGCTTGTTGGAGCATTTTGTGATGATAAATACTCAAAATTCATACTACAGCCACGAAGATTATTTTTATCTGTCCAATAGGATCCAGCTCCCGCAGTGTGACTAGTTACTTCAGTGCCAAACTGACCTCGCCCATGCTTTGCAACTGCACCACTTTTTAATCTTCTGACTCCAGAAACAGTTTCATATTCTGGCTCAGAATAAATTCTTATTAAACCTGTTGGGTATATTTTTCCATTAAAAGAAAGCTTAGAAAAGTAGTTATGATATTCTTGAAGGCTTGTAATCCATACATTATTTTCTACCTGAGGAAATAGTTCGTCTCCCGTTGAAATTTGAGGAATGCTAAATTGAATAGCATCGTATTTAATTATTTCTCCATTAGCATAAACGTATCCGTTATATCTTGAGACAAAGTAAGAAATTCCTTCGCCAACGTCCATAGTATTATTAATTACGACTCCATTGAGAACTGTTGGCAGTTCTGCAGAAAGGTCTGAGTTAAGTGGGGCAGCTCCTAGGGACCAAGAACCTGCCTGACTTACTACATCGTTTGTAGTTGTTGGTTTGTCCTCTCCAGATATCTCCCACAAAAGTGATGGAGCATAAACATAAGACCTGTTTTTAGAAATGTTACTTGCTTGCTTGAGAGATCCCAAAGTTTTCTGTATATACCTAGTTTTGTAACTAATTACTCCATCATTAAAAATATCATTTGACCTGTAGCTTAAATCAATAATATTTGCAAGAGCAGTTTGTGTTCTAGAGTTTTTAACAATACCGCTTTTAGCAGAGTCCTTAGATCCGTAAAGTGTCATAACTGCTGGACGCTCTAGCTCTGTTGGTAAAATATAGCCCTTACTCATCATTACAAAATTATTTTCTTCATCAAAAAACATTGCAGACTGAGACGAAATTGCTAAATCTTCTAGGGCCTGTGCAACAGAAGTATCTGGTCCAACATAAAAGTAAGGAATAATTAATTCATTTTCTCCTGGATTTCTTTTAAAGATATAGTTTGAAAATCCAATAGAATCTAGTAATAGTGATACTGCGTAGCTAAGTGAGGCATTTTGAATTAAAAGCTCTGGAGCAGTGAGAGATTCAAAATAAAACATTAAGTCTCTTAGTGGCAAATTCACTGTTCTATTTGTTGGGGCTAAGTCTGGGAAGCCGTCAACATACATTGTCTTGATAGGTATGTGATAATGAAAATCATCTACATCTCTAACTATTTCATAAAACTTAATTTGCAAATTTTTAGCAATATACTTTGAAATAATGCTATTGCTGTTTTGAGCATTAAAGGCTTGGTCATAGTCAAACAGCGACAGGGAGCCCGTAGAGGCCAGCAATTGCCCTACAGGCATTCCAGTTACCCCTAGATCTGATGCGGGCTTTGTGACGGAAAATCCAGTAGTTTTTTCAGAAAGATCTACTGTTAGTCTTGGAGAAATTTCAATAATATCTAGGGTAGAGTCTTGCTTGTTCATAGACTCTACTACAACCCTTATCCCCTGAATATACTGAAATTCTGTATAATATTCTTTATTATCTAAAGCTCTTACATATTTTTTAGGACTTGTTAAATCTGTAACCATGCCAGACTGATCGGTAGTTATATCTCTGGATAACTGCCAGGCATAGGACGGTACAAAAGTTTCATAGCCAGTTGATGTAAAGATATGGTATACGCCAATATCATTGCTATTTTGCTTTATTAAAAAAGCAGATCCAGTTGCTGGACTAATTGGCAAAAAACTAGAAGCAGATATTTCTCCACTAAAAATAAAAGTTGTTCTATACTTTTCTGGAATCTTAAGGCCGTAGGAAATTTCGACATATCCATCTGGACCGATTACTGGAAGCTGATCTAAAGATGAGTTAAATCCAAAAAACGATGCTGCATCAACCCAATTATTTTTTTCTAAATATTGAATTTTCCATTTTACTGGAGTCGCCTGATTTTCACTTCCAAAAAACGGATCGTCAAATGAAGAGCTTGAGTTTCTAAAAGGACCTAAGTCTTTTGTCCCAACCTTAGTTTGCATTTTTATTATAATTTTGTTTGCTGGAACTGGCTCTTTATAAACAACAAATGGGCAAGCGTCATCTATATAATTTGTTTCATTAACTTTCTTATTTGCAATTCCTCGCTCTATTCCGTCTTCTGTTCTATAAGATGTCCAGTATTTAAATTTATCATCTTTGCTAGACATGTAGAATCTTGGTCTTTGAGCTAAATCAATATTGCTGTGATGAGAAAACTGATTATCAAAATACCTCAACTTGTTAATTCCAGACCTGGGTCTAAACTTTGTAAAGCAGTCTTCCAAAGAGTAAAGCATTTTTTCTTTATCTTTTATTGAAGTAAAAACTTTTGGAGTTTCATCGTCATCTTCAAATCCTCCGTCAATGATAACGTCTGCATCTGTTGCATTAGTATAAAAATTACCCTCATCGTTTTCGTCAAAAGTGTTTATTAGGTTTTGGTATTCAGGGTAGTCTGTATCGTTTGGTCTATATCTATAGTTTCCAACTCTATAAATATTATCTGAAAAGTTTAAGTTCCATTCTCCAACAATCAGAGACTCAGTCTTGATTACAGATGAAGACTCTAGGTGATTTTTTAGCTGGCTATCCCCTAGCATTTAAGCCTCTTCCAAGCTTAATGAAACATTCCAAAGATCAAAATTAGTTCCTCCACGCTTAACTACAGAATAGTTAAAGTCTGAGAAAAATACTTCTATAATTTCATTATATTTATTTAAATTATTATAGCTTGACTCTTCGTTTCCAAATGCTGGATAGTTGTCATAAGCTAAATAAACCCAAAAAGATCCAGGGTGAGTGTTGTACCAGTTTAAGATTTCTGCTCCACCTGCTCCACCATCAGTTGTATATTCATATAGGTTGTTGCTAGAGTAAACACTCTTTCCCTGCGATACAGAAACTGTTTGACCACCAAATTCTTCAGTAACCCCTGCTTCTGCTGCAAAATCTGGCTTAGTGGCAAAAGACCTAGATGGAAGATTATTCCAAGAAACATCTATCCTTAATTTATCTGAAACAAAATAAGATCTCATTCTTCCATTAATAGTTCTTTGACGATTTTCTATTCTTTCACTTTGAAAAGATAGCTCAGACCTATTGTCGTCAGAAAGAATCATAAACTCATTTAGATCTTCTGGGGTAGCATTACTAGGGGTTTTAGCACCAAACTCAAGACCGTTTGGAACATAGTATCCATCAACAACTGATCCTGGATTATCTGCAAAAAGGATGGCTTGTGGTCTAGCGTACTTAGACCTACCAAGAAGATAGGTTTTATTAGTTATCATCGTAACCCAACTCCCCTGATTCTTTGAGAATCAATTTGTTTAATTTGTGTCATTACAGTCTTTGCAATTTGGCTTGCATCCGCATCTGTCTTTACATTTACGTTAACGCTATAATTATACACTGAATCGTTTAGAGATGCTCCAGAGTTTATTGACTTTAGATTATCTACCCCAAAATTTTGCACAGCTTGCTTTCTAATAACAAACTCTCCAGGGGTGAGCATGGCAGGGATTATATCGGTGCCCATAGCAAATCCACCCGCAGCGTAACCCTTGATCATTCCGCCAGAGGATTTCCTGTTCATCCAATTCATCTGAGCGACCGTTGGCTTGCTCATTCCTGGATTTATGACTTTTTTTGCTGCTGCTGCATCGAGTTGCCTCATATAAGCAGACACGGACAGTCCAGACTTTTCTTGAGCAGCCTTACTAGATTTTTGATCTGCCTCAATCTTAGCTTTTTTAGCAGCTGCTGAAGCAGCAAACTCTTGTGCCTCTATTTTTTTAACATATCCAGAAGCAGAAAGTCCAGATGCTTTAAAGGCTGCTTGGCTGGCAGCCTGGTCTCTTGCAATTATTTGTTGTGGAGTTAGTTCGGCTGGTGGTGAATTTGTAGTTGATGAAGGTGTTCCAGCAGTTTTGTCTGTAGCAGTATCTTTTGGCACAACGTCTTGAGGCACTACTGGTTCTTGCCCAGTAGCCGCTAATGGGTTATTTATTTGAGCAATTGCCTGAAGGGCTAAAGCATTTGCATCTGCTAAAGCCTTTCCGTAATCTGTGGCAGCTGTTTTTGCCAGGTCAATGCTATTTCTAACTGCTAACCACTTGTCAGACTCTTGGTCAAGCTTTAGTAGGGCTTCGTCTCTGGCAGCAAGAAGAACTCTATTGTTTTCTTGAGCAGGTTCTAATCTGCCTTCTTCTATTTCAAAAATTTCTTTTTGAAGGTCTTTGATGGTTTTTTCAATTTGCTCTCTTGTCTTTAGCTCACCATTAACAAGAACTGTAGTATTAAGAAGTTCTTGCTGCCTTGCTTTTTCAATAAGGTCTTCCTGTTGAGCAGATGAGTCAGAAACAAATTGTTGCTGAATCTGCTGCATTGCAGCTGCCGCTGCCCCAATGTCTCCAGAAGAAAGTGCATCGGCCAATGAAAGCTGGTTCTTTTGCTGTTGTGAAATTCTGTCATTAATTGTTTTAATCTTGTCTAAAGCTTCAAGTCTCTTATCGTACTTTTCATTAATGACTTCTTCTTTATCAGATATTAATGTAAGGCCAGCTTCTTGATCATCTAGCTTATATTGAATTCCAGCAATTTGGTTTTCTGCTTCCCGAATTATTTTGTCATCTGCAGCAGCGTCAAGCTTAAACTTAAGCTCAATTGCAGTTTTGTCTGCGTCTAGCTTACCCTGAATTTTATCATAAAGATCTTCAAACTCTTCTTCTGCAGTAAGGGTTGCTTTTTGAGCAGCTAGGCCAGACTTTAATGCTTCTTCTAATTCTTTAAGGGCTTTCTTTCTTGCCTTTGTCTTTTTTATTGCATTTGCTTGAGCAAACGCTAGCTGTATTTCAGAATCCCTAGCCATATCAACTGCTTCTGCATAAGAGTACCCAGACTTAATTAATAGGTTTCTTACCGTTAGCTCATTCTTAGATGATATAGCTAGTTTCTGCTGAGACAGAACAAACTGTCCAACAGCGTTTGCCTGATAAGCCTTTTCTAATAGGCGGCCACGCTCTTTTAACTTAACATTGCCATTTTTAATAGTAATATATAGATTTTGTTCTTGCTTGTCTAGGCCAGCAATAAAGCTTGCAAAATCAGTATTAGATGTTAAGCTTAATAGTTGGTTTTCAATTCCCTTAAATACTGAAATATTTTTGCCTTTTTCAAAAAGCTTAAATAATTCTTTGGTTCCGCCCAGAGCATTAATGGAGGCTTTTCTTACATTTTGAAGTGATTTTAGGATACCATCTAGAGGGTCGGATTTTCTTCCTCCGCCTGAAGAAGGTGGCTTTACTGGCTCTGTAACGGCTGCAGAGGTATCTGTTCCGTCGCCTACAACTCTCACAGCTGTGTTAAATGCAAAGTCTTGAAATGCCCTGCCCTTTTCTTCTTTTGGCAGTGTGTCAACCCAGCTTCTCCAGGCATCCTGCATAGTTTTGTCACCACTCATTGTCATAGTATTGGTGTAGGCAGACAAGAAATCTTTTTGCTGTTGCGGAGGTAGCGATTCAAAATAAGCCTGGTTTTCTTTAAACTTTTCAAACTCAGCGTCGCCAATTAAATTCTGAACAAAATCCATAGATATCTTGCCGTCAACAGCATTTATTTTGTCCAACATGTTCTGGAACTCTAAAGCTTTTGTAGGGTTATTATTATAGAAATCCATTACAACATCTACAGGAACTATATTTGCTCCACCAAGCCTGCTAGCTTCTGCAAACATATCTAGATATTTTTTAGCCCCTGTTGGATCTTTTGATTCAAGATTCATCATAAAGGTTTTTTGTGCAGCAGCGTCAGGCTTGTTATCTTTTCCAACAAACAAGTCCATTAGCTGAATAGCCCTGTTGCCCTCTCCTGTGCCAAACTTAGTCATAATGTTTAATACGCTTGTTAGCTGTTCATTATCTTTTCCAAAAGTATTAAGAAGGCCAAGAACTTGCTGTGGTTTTAAGTCTCCAGTAGAAAGTAGAAGCTTCATCTGGAACTCTTGTTCTTGCTTTAATCCAGAGGCAGAAACAATTTGATCTCTTGCTCCTATAGCTAAAGCTTTTTGCTGAGGATCATTTGCATAAAAATCTTCTATAGCCTTGTCAACTGCTTGGCCCATAGCACCTTGGCCCATAAAGTTTTCATTCTTATACATATCAACAATAGCTTTTGTATTCTTAGCATTTTCTGCCAAAAGAACTTTTCTGTCTTCTAAGTGCTGATTTGTTAAATCATCTGCTTTTTCAATATCCCCTGCTGCTTTGGCAGCAGCAATTCTTTTTTCATATTGAATATCTAAAGAATCAACCATTTCCTGTTGCTGTTGTAAAGCCATTTGTCCTGTAGCTACTGCAGCTCCTGAGGCTGCTCCCAATCCCTTTAGAGATTCTACTAAGTTGTAGGCTGTAACCCCTGCACCAATTATTCCTCCGACAACAGCTCCTGGAACACCACCTACGGCACCTCCAATAGCTGCTCCACCCACTATAGCAGTTCCGCTTATATTTGAAGCAAGGGCTGCACGATCAGCCTGTGCAGTAAGGTTTGGTTGCTGACCAACAACGGACTTTCTGGTATCTTCAACTAGCTTTACTCTTACCTCTAAAGGATTATTAAGCAGGTTTTCTCCATTTGGACCAAGAAGCTCAATTAGTTTTGCGTTTACATTAATTCCAAAAGAGTAGTCTCCAATTTCTTGAGCAATGTTTGCGGCAACGCTTCTTGCCTGCATTGCATCTAGTGCTCCAGAAGCAACGGCAGTTACTAGCTGATTGACAAGCTGACCTTCTGTTACTTGTTTTCCTAAAACAGAAATGCTTTGTTTGGCAGAAGAAACCATCCCTTGACCAGCCTCAGACTGAACAAAAGATTCTCCAAAAGTTGTCTTGCCAGTTTGTACAGCAAATTGACTTAAAGAAGATTCCCTTCTTCTGTCCATAATTTCTCCAGCAGATACTTTTCCACTAAATTCTGAGAAAGCTTTTATAGATTTAGCTCCACCACTCATAGCTTCTGTTAGCTTCATAGATTCATCTTGAGCTTTATCAAAAGCACCTTTAAGTGCGATTGCTCCTGCGACTACAGCAGTTATAGCTATAGCTGCATGAAACAGTGGCGGCTTTAACATCTGTTGCATCATAGATAGCAGCATAACTGGCATCATTAGCTGTTGAGAAATTTCACCAATAGCTCCTGGCATCATTGATCCAGCCATAACAGCTCCAGTAGCAACCATCCCAATGGCCCCACCGCTCATCTTTCTCTTGCCAGATTCTGGAGCGTCAGGATTTATTGTTTGATTAGCAACTGTTTTAGCTCTTCTGGTTTCCCAGCCTTTTCTAGCAGCGTCTGCTCTTTTAGCTCCAGCCTGAGTTTGTTTTTCAACCTTTACGGTAGCTGCCTTAGTCTTTGTTGTTTTTGCGTCTTCTTTGACAACCTTTGCTTTTTGTTTAGTTGTCTTTGCTTCTTCTTTTACAGTCTTGGCATTAGTTTTAGATGTTTCATTTTCTAGCTTTGCAATTGCCTGCTTTGCAGTGGTATCTGCTGGGACTGTAATCTTTTTTGAAGCGTCCCCTTCTCTGTAAACAATTTTTTTACCAGCTTCTAAAAGCTTTCTTGACTGTTCTGCAGTTGCAGTTAATTGTCCAGAAAATTTTGCAAGAGAAACTTTAAGCGGCTCTGTGATATGAGCCATAAAAGGTTTTGATGGCAAAGTCCCAGATAGCCCAAGAGCAGCCCCAGTAGTCTTATAGCTTTCTCTTTGGTTTCTGTAAGAAGTAACGCCAGAAAGCATTTGAGATCTTCCTCTTGCTCTTGGTTTTCCTTTTTCATTAATTCTTTGTGTAGTGTTGTCTTCATATGTGGTAGCTCTTGTTAAAACTTTTTCTGTTGCTTTGGCAAAGTCTTTGCCTCTTAAGGCTGCTTCTTCCCTTGCAATTTTTCCAGCTATTTCAGAAAATTTAGCATCCCCGATTGGTGCTTTAGATGAGCCAACTTCAGCAGCAAGCCTAGAGCTAAAAGAATTTGCAAAAGATGATAAGTCTTTTTTAAGCTTTGGATCTTTCAAAGCTTTGTTAATTTCTGACTGTGATGGGTTTCCCATAGCTCTTACAATTTCTGTAATTAATGGAGAGGTGGCTAGCGCACCTCCAGATCTAATTGATGCCGATAGCTTTTCAGGGCCTGCTTTTCCAGCCCTTAAATTTTCATTATCATCTTCAGAAAGAAACATTGTTGCATTAGTGTATGCTTTTACGTCTGAAGGATTTGGAGATCTTGCAGGTACAGAAGAGTTTGATGAGCCTAGCTTTACATCCTTTACAACCATTCCAGATTTATCTTTTACATTTGAATCTTTAAATCCAGGGATGTTATCAGCAATCATTGATTGAATAAGAGAGGCATATTTCTTAGCTGGTTTAGCTGGTATTACAGCTTCTCCAGGAGAAAGCATTGACGGCATAATGTCCCCTGCGCCCTTTGGGCCAGGAACAGAGAATATTCCATCCTTATATCCAGGGATTCCAATTTTTTTAAACAGTCTTGCAGCAAAATTAGATCCAGTAACACGTACGGATCCAAGCCCTGCTTCTTTTAGTTCAGCTCTTAGCTGTTTGGCTATTGTTGGATTCCTAGCAATAATCTTGTCAATTTCTTTAAATGCAAATCCGCCAGGAGTGTAGGTCTCTATGTATGGTGGTTTTGGATTAGTTGTAAAGCTGTTTCCACCAGTTGGGATATTTCCAAATGGCTGTCCAAATCTTCCAAATTGAGCTGCTTGTGACTGACTTCTTGTTGCCCCACGCATTGGTGCTGGAGAACTTGATAAGTTTCTGTTTCTAGAATAATCTAAAAGAATATCTCCAGCATAAGCAGATGATCTTTTGGCTACAGATCCCTTTGTTATTAAGGAAAGATCTCCGTATCTATCTAGCTTAGATGATCTTGGGTTCATTGCTCCTGAAGCTCTTGCTCCAGTTTTTCCAAAAAGAAGTGTGTTTAAAATTGCCTGAAGAGGTGATGATGAAGCAAACCCATATGTTGGACGTTGACCTGCTGAGGTAGAGCCTGGCAGGCCAAAAACATCTTGCTCTAATTTAGTTCTTAATTGCTTTTGCTTAGGCTTCTTTAGTCCATATTTACTTAAGAAGTCGTCTCCAGTTCCTGTAGCAAAACCGCTTTGATACTTTTTATTTCCAGAAGCTAGTGCTTGGGAGAAAGCCTGAGATTGCATCCTAACGCCAACGTTTGATCTTCCAAGTATTGACGCAAAAGGATTTCTTCCAAACCTAAAGCCAGGAATGTTATCAGAAATCATAGAGGAGATAAAGCCACTATACTTACTTGCTTGCTTGGCTGGTATAATTGCTTCCCCTGGAGAAAGCATGGCTGGAACAACGTCTCCTGCCCCCTTAGGCCCTGGAACTGACAGAACTCCAGATGCATATTTCTTAGTTGGTCTTGTTCTTTTAATAGCTCCGCCAGTCATCAGAGCCTGAGCTGCGATGGACCTATTGTATGAAGCAGTTAAATTATTAATTGCTGAAGCTTCAGATGTAAAAGTTTGCGTTAGCTTTGTGTGAATTTGATCCAAAGAAGCGGCGACTGCAGAAGCCTCTAGCTGTTGCTGAGTCATGTATTCTGTTTGCATACCTAGCTGAGAGCTAGCTGAGCCAGCCTTGTTCATTGCAGTTTTAAAGAATACAAATCCCTTTATTACGTTTGCAACACCGTTAGCAATAAGACCAAAGCCCATTAAGAATACTGGTCCAATTACTCCAGCAATTGCTGTTAGTCCAACAACAAACTGTTTTGCTCCAGCATCTAGTTCATTAAACTTTTCAAGAATTTTTGTTCCAAATTCTAGAACTGGGGTTACAGCTTTTAAGAATGCTTCTCCAAGAGGGACAAGAGTAACTTTAATATCCTCAACAGCTTTTTGGAACTTAAACATTGGAGAGTCTTCAACCTTTTTCAACTCTCGCTCAGAAAGGATTGCCAACTCTTCAGTAGTTGCATTGGCTAACTTTAGAACACGACTAGCCTGATTTCCTTCTTTAATTACGTTCTGGAATAATGTAGATAGACGTGCAAACTGGAATTTTCCAAATAGCTGTTCAATGGCCTGTGCACGATTTAATGGGTCTAGCGTATCTAAGGCTTTAGCAAAGTCTATTACAATGCCCTTAACATTTCCCTTATTTGCATCCACAATGCCCTTAAGATTAATGCCAAATCCTTCAAGCATTTCTGCAGCTTTACCTGTTGGGTTGATCATAGATGCCAAACCAGACTTTAGGGCGTTAGCACCTTCTGAAGCATTAATACCTCCTTCACGCATAGCGGTAAGGAAGAAGGTAAGGTCTTGGACATCTCCACCAAGCTGTTGAACTACTGGACCAGCCTTTGGAATTGCTATTGTCAAATCTTCAATAGAAGTTACAGTTTGGTTTTCAACAGCGTTTAAGAAGTCTATTTTTCCAGCAAGCTGTTCTGCTGAGACTCCAAATGCATCTGTTAAAGATATTGTAGCTTTTAGGGCTTCTGCTTGCTCTACCCCACCAAGTACGGCTAGGCGTGTTGCTTGTGCAACCTGTGCGGTTAGGTCTGCGCCCATCTTACCAGTAGCAGCAATGTCAGCAGCAAGCTCCATAGTCTTTGCTACCGCTACACCATATTTTGTAAACTCATTCGCTAGATCTTTGATTTCTTCTAAAGCTTTTGTTGTTTCTGCTGTTGTTGTAAACATTTCGCCGTATACACGTTTAAAGCGAATTGCCTGCTTTTCCATGTCCATAAATGTTTTTGATGCAACAGAGCCAAACATTACTAATGGAATTGTAAAACCAACCATAAGCTGGCGACCAGCCCACTGGGTATTTTTACCAAAATTTAGAAGGTTGGTAGAACCTTGTTTTAGCATCTGGTTTAATAGTGCCTGACGCTGCGCTGCAATTTGGGTTTGTGTACCCAAATTTTTCATGTCTAAAGATAAGGGCCTGACCGCAATAGCTTGCATTGCGCCATTGGCGTCTCGACCCATTTTAATATACTGAGTCTGAAGATCTTTAACACGTTCTCTGGCAACCTTGTTTATCGTATCAAACTCTGTACGAAAAAGCTTTCCGAATGTTTTTGTAGCTGCTCCAGAATACCTAAAGTATTCTCCCATTGACAGCTTATTTTTTTCAAGAGAACTTGTAAAAGAATCTGTTGTAGTTTTTACAGTTTTTATTGTTGCAGAGAACTGACCAGTTTTATTTATACTGTTAAGCAGGCCCTGCTGTAAGTTTATTGATGAGGCGGCAGCTGCTGCGCCTCCCTTAGCCATGCTAGTGTGGAAAGCTGAAATTTGGCGTTGAAGATTTTTGATATTGGCTAAGGCTTCAGCCGTATCAATATCAACTCTTATTCTGGCATTGGCGTCTTCAGCCATCCACTAGCACCTCTTTATTTAATTAGTGACAAGACCGTTAAGAGAAACTTCTCCAAGCTTAACGCCTGATGCTTCCTCAACAATCTTGTAAACTGTAGGAAGATCTAGAATCTCCTCTAAAGCCTTTAAGTCTTCAGCCAGCTCTGGCTTGTACTGCTTCATTGCGATTTGAACACAGTCCATCAAGATACTCATTGACTTGTCGTTATCCTCTGCAACTTCTGCAATACCCTCAAACTTTTTCATAAAAGGACGGAGCAAGGAAATCTTTAAGGGACGAACCTTGATTTCTGTTCCGTCAATTAGCTTAATTGTCTTTTCTTCGTATACTTCTGTACTCATATTATTTTAGTCCTTCCGCTATGAGGCTTTACCTATTATAACATAGAAACCTCTATTTTTTAAGGGGTTTTGTAAGGTCTTCATAGCCAAGCCCCATGCCAATTCCAAACCCAGCCTTTTGAGCATTAACCCCCTGAAGAGCCAACACATCATTCCCGTCCTTGGCTTTTCCGCCACTAAACACCCTGGCCTTCATTTCTTCCCATTTATTTTCAGAAGACTTTCCGCTGTTCTTATCTATATCAACACCCTGAATAGCAGCTAAAAATTTCTTTTCTTGATAATCTAAATCTCTTTTTGATTCTAAGGTTGCCATTAACTCTGGCATAGAAAGGGAAAGCTCTAGCTCATTATAGTCTTTCCAAATTCCTAGCAAAAATACCTCTGATTCAAGCTTAGCCAAATCCATATTTTCCCAAG